ACCCAATACATCCTCTAATTCCTGTGCCATGTACCGAATCTCTTCAGCAGTAACTCGCTCGGCCTGACGTTGAACCGAGGTGTTCATGAGGAAGGCAAAGCCTAGCCGTTCCTTAATCATACCGATGACATCGTAGGCTACCTTAAAGTCTGCAGACTTCTGTACCTGTAGTACGTTAACATCCTCGGCGTTGCCCTGTACGATAGCTCCGTTCTCACTCTTGGAAAGTGTACGGAGACGAGTGGTTCCGTTGGGGTTAACCATGAACAGCACCTTAGCTGATGCTGCTGACCCCTCTACGATAGCCTGAGTTAAACCCTCAAGACTACGGAGGTCACCAAGGTACTCCTCGATGAAGCCCCGTCCGTAGTGCTCACCGTCGATGCGGGTAAATCGTAAGGGGATGAAGGGGTTCTTACCCATTGGATACGTACCTCTAGTTCCTGCGACCTCGACTCCATTGATCTCTTGAAAAACAACCCATCGGTTCTTCTCTCGGTACACCCCTGTGTATAGGTCTAAACCTTTGGGCTTAACGTAGCCATCTCCTGATGGAATAGCAGACTCACTCTCTGCAACCAAAGCTCTCACCTCATCCGATAAGGTATCAGGTGTGACGGTCTCTTTCGTAGCGAGTGCAAGCAAGGTTCCACTAGGGTCACGCTTCGCTACAAAACTATCGAGCCCGTAGATACGTGTGTTACCATCGTCGGGTACATACATCAGGGTATTACCTGACACAATCAAATGCTTCAACGCTTCGAACACAGCTACCCTGATGTTGCTGGTTTCAAACTCAGCTTGGACTGCTCGCTCTACCTTAGCTAAACCTTCTTCCATCTCAGACTTGACTTGAGCAACGTCCACGCCTTCGTTAGCCATAGCAAAATAATCAACAACGAGCCGAAAGAAAGGAGAGTTAGGAGGAAGCAGAGCCAGAAGCAACTTACTAGCAAGATTGTTGACACCTCTAGCACCCATCCCTTGAAACGGGGTTGGAAAAGTAGTCGACGCATTGTGTCCCTCCGGTGGTATGAGATAGGGGAGGGTCAGCTCGGCTGACTCCCTAGCTCTGGCTAAGAATTGAGTACGCTCCTCGGAACAGTTCTTATAGAAGCTACGGATGGATTCGATTCGCATTAGGCATTCACTCCTGTTTGACCTGACCCTGAGTATTGGATACCTGTCTTAGCGATGGTCAAACTAGACCGAGTATTGTTACGCTTTTTACCGCTCCGCTCCTGCTTACGTTTCTTTGACGCAGACTTGCCCAACCTAGAGATGGTAACTGGGGCTGGCGCAGGTGCTACTGGTGTTGATGCTGGTGGTGTTGATCCTCCTCCTCCTCCGATACACATAATGATTTACCCTTCGTCTGTTAATGTTGCAGTTAAAATGTTGTCGGACTGCTCTCTCCGAACCGATTTGAGTAGTCTTACTACTGCAACCTGTCCTTGTAAACGACAAATTTCAGGAAAAGTACCACACTCTGGCATCCTGTCGGGGAACCTCTCGTCCAACGCCTCCACTAACTCATCAGTAATCACGGGGAAAGATATGTAATCATCCATTGTGTACCTCCATTAATTCCAGTTCATTTATAAGGAAAGCTATGCCCTCGCACAACTGATCCAAGTTATTCTTATCGTTGGGCAGGAGGTAGTCAGGGGTTATGTCCTGCATCTCTGTCTCTGACTGATGGCTGGACTCCAACATCTTATCCTCATTACCTAGTACCTTCACCAGATTACCTTTGCAGATGTCCTTAACATAGTCAGCCTCGTTCATGAAACGTACATCAGTAATAACAATAACATCAGCAAGCTCGCGGAACATATCCATCTGTGGTTTTATTTTCTTAATCCAATAAGCAGGGTCGTTAACCCTGCGGTACTCCAACCCCCACTCTTGGAGCAAGTTTCTAAACTTATCCTTGTTAGCATCTATGGTTTCTACCGACAGTTCGTGCCTGTCTGCTACCTCTCTCTTCACCTCGTCACCGAAGGCGACACGCACGACAGTCTTGTCGTCGAGCGCAGCCTTCAGTGCTTCGTAGACAGTATCCTTTCCACTACCAGCACGACCAACTAGTCCTATTACTTTTGCTTTGCTCATGGATTCCAGAGTTTAACTTTCTTAGTGTTGAAGTCGTAGTCACCGTGTCGGAGGATGCGGGCTACCCTTGCTTGAGTTAGTGCGTGGCGTGTGGACAACCCAGCCTTATCAAAGGCGGTCAGCACCTTAGTCCATAGGTTACTGATGTCGTCCTCACCATCCATGAGCTTCTCTGCTTTCACGGGGCCGTAGCTAGGGCAACCCTTGTAGTTGTCCGTGCTATCTCCAACCAGTGTCTGAAAGATGTGGAACTTGTTAGCGGCAAGCTCGCTGGTATGCACCACACCCTCCTCAGGTTTGTCTGGGTTGTACATCCTGCAAGGAATGGATTTAAAATCCTTATCAACACTAACAATAACCCTATCGTAGCCTACCTCTGGGTCAGTCGCTGCGATACCAATGAGATCATCAGCCTCCAAAGGCTCGACCAACTCAGCAGCCCACTCATCCTTCATGTGATCCTTCAAGGCAGAGAGGATCATAGGCTTGCGTGTGTCCTTGCGGTTAGCCTTGTAGTCCTCAAAGAACTCTGCTCTAAAGTTCTCTCTTCCAGTGAGGAACACCCGTGCCTTGTCAGCTCCGAGGGTATCCATCACATCCTTTATCCAGATGTCAACCTGAGCTTTACCTTCGTAAGCGTCAGCGTGTAGTGTCCAGAAGTCATTACCCCAGTGGATAGGTTCTTCACATACAGCCGCTATCTTATACGCGACCACATCTCCATCAATAAGTAGTTCCATTTGATTCCTTTTTATTTTTTATATAACTTTTTACTAGGTTGTATTTGTTTTCTATTCTTCGGTTGATTTGAATAGCCATGTTCATCTGCTTAACCCCGTGGCTAACAGCCCCGTGTCTACGTTCGTACAAGTCTGCTAACTGACACACACCATAGCCGTGCTCTCGGAGCACCTTCCATAGTAAGTGACGAGCTTCACAAAGCTGCTGCTTACGACACCTCCGAGTCAGGTCAGTCTTAGTTATACCAAACAGACCACAGATATATTTTTCTATTGATTCTCTTTCCATATTGTTAGTGTGTTTCTGCCCAGTTGCTTCCCTCTTTAGCTGCCCCAGCTAGGGGACACCTGAAGCTGAACGCTTCGCCAGCCTCGACGATAGATTTCTCTGCTTCCCTAGCTATCTTCTCAGAGAACTCAGGCCAGCACTCTATCTGGAACTCATCGTGAACGTGCGCCACGAATGAGAAGTCTTCGCTAGGGTTGAGCCCCATCTCTACCAACTTATCAAACAAAATAACAGTAGCCTTCTTCATCAGCACAGCACCCGCTGATTGTAGGAGAGTGTTCAATGCAGCGTGGTCACTCCTCACATGAAGTCGTCGCCCGTCGAGACCCCACAGGTAATCGCGTGTCTTTAAAGCCTTGGAAATTTTTTCCTTCAAAACCCTCAGGCTTGGTAGGGATTTCAAAAACTTCTTCTTAATGGCCTTACCCTCTGCTCCACCCTTGCCAATGATCTGTCCGATCTTTGCATCACCAGCACCGTACAAGAATCCAAAGATAAATGTCTTAGCATTATCCCTAGTAGGTAGACCCGCCGCCTCTTGGTTCACCGCATGGATGTCACTCTCTAAAAGCTTAGAGATATAAACATCATCATTCATGTAGTGAGCCAAGCAACGTAGCTCTAGGCCAGCGGCATCACAGCCCACCAGTACCATACCATCAGTAGCTGTGAACAAGGCTCGGTAAGCTGCATCCCTAGGAACCTGTGCCATGTTAGGACTACGGTGAGTACACCTACCTGTTACAGCACCGTTACCTATGACATGACCGTGCATCCTACCGTGGCGTTCCAGCTTGAGCCAGCCAGCCTTGCCATCCCCAAGCTGACCCATACGTTTCTGCAACAGTAGAACCTTAGACAACATCTGAGCTTCAGGGTATGGCAGCGCACATAGTATAGTCTCATCCACCTTAGGCTTACCGTTCTCGGTGAAGTCAACGGGTTCCCAACCCATAGTGCGAAGCCTCTCTGCAATGTGGTCACGACTAAGGGAGTTGAAGGGTACTCTCTTGATCTTGTTCGGCCCCTTCTCTACGTCCTTAGCTTTGTGGCCAGAGGCTACCGCTGCTGTCTTAGTTTCAAACAGTTCGTTCCCTGCCTTCCAGAAGGTAGACTTCATCTGTATCTCCTTGGGTGGAAATATATCCTGCAACTGCTCATCAAGCACTAGCTTCTCCCCTGCCAGCTCCCCATACAATCGGTTGGCAGCATTCACATCAAAACAAAAACCGTGCGTCTCTTGCATAGTCATAATCGTTGCGAACTTGTGCTCCAAATCCAGAGAGATAGCCGAGTAATCCTTAGCCTCAAAGTTAAGGAATATCTTACGGGTAATTAGGGTGTCCTTGATACAGTACTGCTCCATCTCAGGACTCCAAGTGTCGAACCCGTGCTGCTCCTTGAAGGCTCCCTTGAGGTGACCAATGCGGTGACCCCAAGCCTTCAAGCTATGACTGCCAATCATCTTAGGAGGGAGGCTCTCGTCTCCCTTCTGTCGCTTAGAGAAGTCCTCGTCCCGTATGTCAGCGTGGATAAGCCTACTCATTACCAGAGTATCCATTACCTCTGCCTTAGGAGTCCAACCACGGAGCTTCTGTAGTACAGGTATGTCATAATTAATAACATTATGTCCCAAGATTACATCAGCCCTGTCCAGCATAGCCAACCCTTCATCGATGGAGTAACGGGATTGACCCCCGTACTCATCGTTGAAGATGAAGGATTCCTCAGTGTCCACATCGGTTATCGCTAGACAATGGATGCGGTTTACTTTGGGCAGGAGATTGTTAGTCTCTAGATCGAATACAACTCTAGTCATATCTCTTCTCCTTTATTATTAAAATATTTGTTAAGATTAGGTACAAATAATTTACCCTCGTCACCTAACATTTCCAAAGTTTTCTTAAACCACTCATCATTGGCCTTATGCTGCCACTCGTCTAAGCTTCTATAATATTTTTTACTCCAGTCCATTATACTTCTGCCCCCTCATCCAGCATAGCCAGCTCTGTTAGGCGACCTGTATCGTGACCATACTCCAAGGAGGTAGCCACGCCTGTCTGCCCAGACCAGCGGTTCTTTAGTACTCGGACACGGGTAACATCAGGTTCTTCTTCGTCCTGTTGGTTGCGCTCCAAGCCAAACACCATGTCACTCAACTGTGCGATACCAGCAGAGCCACGCAGTTGGGATAGGCTAGTCAGCCCTCCCTCTTCGTGTCCCCTGCCATCAGGTCTGCGGAGGTGACTCACCAACAGCAGACCAAACTTAAGTTCCTCCACCAGAGAGCGGAGTCTCGTCATAGTATTATCAATGAACCTACGTTCATCCCCTGACTCAAGGCCAGACACGACAATGGAAAGGTGATCCAAGAATATATACTCACAGCCACAGCCTGTAATCATGTACCGCATACGGTTCACTAGGTTGTCGCTATCCATAGAA